TTCCTTCTTATTGTATAAAAATAAGAGTAGTTTTGCAATGCTTTCACATTGGGTTACTACTCTTATATTGTACCAAATTGGAATTTGACGTTATCTTTCATCGGTTATTATATGCTCTATTCCGGAATGCTCTTTGCTGAGATAATCTTTCAAAAAACTTGGAAAAGCCCTATATTTATCTAAATCTTCTATGGGTATCCAATGCATTTCTTCTTTTACCCCATTCGTTGTGCTATTGCTGTTAAGCTCTTGTGTTCCTCTTGGTTTCATCAAGAAATAAAGAGAAATTTCGTGGCAATCTAATCCTTTCAATGTCCCGCTATTCTCACTGAAAAAGTTCTCGTGGATAACTACCAACCTTTCTATTTCATAATGTATTCCCGTTTCTTCAAACACTTCTCGCACTACTGCTTCCTCAGCCGTTTCTCCCATATGAACTCCACCACCTATGGAATACAGGTAGTTTTCATTCTCATTACCCGCAAACAATACACAGCCATTTTCTATTATAATTGCTCCGGCACGATATCGAAACCAACTATTCTCTTTTGTAAAACCGCAATCGTACATCTTCGTATACCTCCGCAAATTCCGATTTTCTCAACAGATAAACAACCCTACAAATGGGCATTTAAAAAATGCCTTTATTATATTTCTTTTGCACTGCAACAATACAGCCAATACCAATACCTATGCCAATAACAAGAATTGCAACAGCGACAATTGCAATCATATCAGAATCATCCAATAAAGCAACGATACCACTAAGCAATGTCGTTGCTGAAAGCACAAACACGGACTTGCCGAAAGCCTTGCCGTATTCCTTCTTATCGGTTACTTTTGTTTGGTGGTAAGAGTGTATCAGCTTTGTATTGCCACTATAAATAATTGCACCGAATACTGCCAAAAGTACTGTTGCTGAAAAAACAATAATAGAATATGTCAACATATATACCTTCATAATAACAGGTTTATAGGGCTGACTAACTGCCCTTATAAACTCATTATACTACGCATTTTCACTTTTTTCAACCACTTCTCCAATCAAATCCCCATCGGCACAACCTCATCAATATCCGCTTCACGCTTAGGTTTGGAGATCCCCATAAACTGCTTATGGCACTCCCACAGATCCATCAGAAAGCCGAACGGCATAAGCCACACCTCTTCCGAAGCGAGGTGCAGCTGAGCCGTTCCGTAATAGAACAGCCGGGTGAATAGTTCTGCGTCATTCACCCGGCTGTTGCTGCGTTTTTTGAGGTGTCTTCACTTTCGATATTCCGCTTCGTGCCTTTCAGCATAGCCTCGGTGATTGTGTCCTTGTACGATGCAAGCTCGCCGGGAGAGGTCAGAAGCTCCACGGTTTCCTCGGTGAGAAGTGGCTTTTTCTCGCTGTTTCTGAGATTATATATCTCAATGCTCTGATTGCAAAGCAGCGTTATCAGCCAGATTATCTCATCAAGCGCCATCTCCATATTCTCGGATTTCATCAGCTTGTCACCGAGGTTATCCAGTCCACCATAGCGATTAGAAATAGCCTTTGTTGCTCTGGTGGTGAGAATCATCTCGTACTGCTCACCGCCGATGGTTATTAAAGAACTGCGCTCATTCGTCATTGCTCATACCTCCGTTACTTGCCTGTTTCAGCAGGCTTTGCCGTGAATGTTGGTTCATATACAGACTTGTACCAACCCGTGATTACACTGTCAGGAACGTTCTTCTCGCCCTCGGTGGCTTCCGCTTTCCACGGGTGCTTTCCATTGCCATCGGGCTTGTTTCTGCGTAAGACCGTGCCCTCAATGGTCGGTGTAGAAAACGTTATACTGTCGCCCTTTGTGGCAAGCGATGTTGACGGAATACCGAACTTAACTCTGTACAGCCAGAAATAACGGTACTTGCCGTTGGACTTCTTCGCACGGAAGCCCACCGCTACGGGTTCGCCGCCGTCCTCGCTTGCGGAGACGACCACGCCGTTTTTGTCGATGGTCGCGCCTGTCAGGTCGGATGCGGCGGTCGCACCGATGTCATCCACGCCGAGTGACAGCGTGCCGCTTTTGAATTCCTTTACGATCTCTGCCGCACCGTCGTCG